AAATCAAGCATGGCCGAGCGTTGATCGTCTGCCCTTGCACCGCACCACGCGTCGCCAGCACGTCGGCAGGCCACTGCCAGTGGTTGTCCGGCGAACCTGCATAGAACCGCAGATCGTCTATCTCATCCTCACGGCTCTCGGAATACGCCGAGATCGCCATGTTAAGGCGGGATCGTGCGGTGGATAGCAGGTCTTTGTCATCCTTTGCCATTACTTGCCCTTTTTAGCCGCAGACTTGCCAGACGCCTTGCGCTGCACAGAATAGGCGATAGCCACAGCTTGCTTTTGCGGCTTGCCATGCGTCATTTCGGTTTTGACGTTAGCTGAAAATGCTTTTTTGCTTGCTGATTTCTTTAGTGGCATCTTTTACGCCCCCATCCAGCCAGTTGGCCCCATGTAAGGCCGGTGCTTTACATCAACAACTTCGCGCTTTATTGGCTTTGCACGACGGATTCCCTCGCAAGCATAACGCAAAGCATCGATTACATGGTTATTCTTATCTTCAATTATAGGCAAAACCTCGTTTGTCTGTGGGTCTATCTTGTAGCTATAAGAATTAAGCTCATCAATAAGATGGACGCACCGAGGATGCACCACAATGTCGTGTGACTGAAGAAACGCGATACCTTCTTCCACCGAGCCTTTGCCTTTTGTCGCTGCCTGTATCTTAGGATAACCATGTTTTTGCATGTAGTTGATGGTTTCGGGACGCGCTGAATCCGCACGAATAAACCATTTGCGAGACTCCGGCACACGGTCAAACAAGTCGGGCAGATTAACAATCTCGCACCCGATCATATACGCCTCATGATCAACGTATAGACGGTTGCCTTCCACTGAACAGCGGACCAACACAGATGGATCCACGCTAAAACCCCAGTCAGCGCCAAGACGAAAAACAGTGCCTTCAGGTCGTTCAAAATCTTCCACCGTCCAGTTCTTAAACACCCTCGCCTCAGAGTTTTTGATGTAGTCGCCACGCCATACGTGGTGAAACTTGTCCGGGTCACGCTTGCGGTCATACTCCATCTCCGCCCGCAAGACATCCGGAAACCACGGGTTGTCTATGTAGTTTACCTGCGTCACAACAGCATCAGGAGGTGGCGTTTCACCTCGCAGGAGTTGGTCTACTGGATCATCTGCGCTGTGCGGGTTCCAGGTGAACCATAATTCGGAATCAGGCTTACGAATGGTCGGACGCAATAGATCTAGCGAACGCTGGCTCAAGCTCTGCGCCTCCTCAACCCAGGCTCGATCGTAACCCTCAAGCGACTTGATAGAGTCAGCCGTGTGATTCTGCATGCCCTGGAAGATGATCAGCCCAGGTCCATGCTTGCACTTAATGACGGCATCCTGCACTTCAAAGTAAGCGCCGGCATTCATGGTGCTGATCTTGTGCTCAATAAGCCGCTTGACCGACTGATTGAGCGACTTCTGGATCTCCCGCACACACACCGAGGATTGCGACTGATCCATGATATGCGCCTCGATGAGCATCTCGGCAAAGCAATGCGACTTACCAGATCCACGCCCACCGTACGCGCCCTTGTAGCGCGCCGGTTTGAGTAGCGGTACAGCCCATCGAGGAGTCTGGATCTTAAGCGTGGTCACTGTTTCCGCGCCCACACACCAATGCAATCGGCCAGGTACCGAGCCGAATCAGCCAGCTTAACGACCGCTTCGATGTCAGGCGACGAAAACGCTAACTCACGTTGCAGCTCAACACAGATTTTCTTCAACATCACCAAATCAAGTGCAGGATCATCCATTATTGCTTCTAACCTTAAGACAAAACAGTTCAAACAACGCCGGGCACATCCGGCGCTCGCCCAGCTCCCACTGCTGCCAGTTACGTGTGCTGCGATAGATCAATGATGCCGCTTTAGACGCGCTTAAACCAGCCTTAGAGCGCGTTTCGCGGATTAGTTCAGGGGTAGGGTTATCTGGGAGCATTTAAATACATTACAGGCCTTGCGGCCTGTGCTTTCCTGTCTGTTGTATTTTTTCAAACTGCAACAACCCAACCGTTATTCGGCATTGCTTTAAAAATCACAACTTTTTGCACATGTTCGCGCCCAAGCCTGTAAGAATCGCCAAATAACGTAACGCCCATAAACCCGTTTTTGATGTTGTTATTACCGACTGTGCGCATTTCGCCGTTGATCATAACGGTGTCGCCTTGCTTAATGTCGCTAATGTGCGTGGGCTTGATTTCGTATTTCATGGTCAATCTCCGGTTTGTTGCCCCGCTTGCGCGGGGGATTTTTTAATTACTTTTGATTGCGCCAAATTTCATAGTCTGTGAAAAATTCAAAAACTGCCCAACCTCCGCAAACTTTGACAATTTTTGCTGCAGCAGGATAAGCGGCAACAACGTTTTTGCGGGTTTTGTAATCGTTTTCGTCTGCAAAAAATTTCATGGTCAATCTCCTGTCTGTTGTTGTGTTGTGCTGCTGATGTACTGAACTATATGCACAACGTTCGCAACAGTCAAGCATCATCCTCAATTTTTTTTTCTATTGCCCGCTGCTCAATCACTTCGCCCACCACAACGCGCTCGATTCGCTCGATCTTTAGCGGGTTGTCGGCGTCGCCGCCAACGGTCACTTTGTCGCCATACCGTTTGGGGTCCCATTTCGCCAGCAATTGCAGACGGGTCCAGATCCTATTCTTTTGCCATGCCACGAAACCAGGATCAACGCTGCCGCGTTCTGTGAGCGGGGGCTGCTCATCGGCAATCTCAAGCGTCGATGTTGCGATGATGTCGTGTCCAGCAGCTCTCGCGCGCGCGAAGCGTTCGGCCAAGGCTGCATCCGCATAAGTCCAGTCATACCAGGTTGTGAGTCCAATTCCTACTTTCTTCACCGCTTGAGCCAACGGAATTCCATTGCTTAAGCAATCAAGAATCTCATTAGCTTTTATTTCGGTGTAAGTAGAAACTCGAGCCATCACTTCACCTCATAAGCATAAAGAGCCAAGCCAATAACAACCACCAGTACCCAAGTATCAATGTACATTTATTCAGCGGTCCCCATTATTGCAAATATAATCATTAATCCAATAATAACCAATATACCAATGCCATCGCTAATATGTTCCATTTTGTATTTTGATTAATCTGCCTAAATAATCTTGAGCCTTTAATAGATCCTCAAGGCCGCCCTTATCCTTCCACCTCGCCACGTACTTAATGACATTGCCCCAATAAAACCCCTGCAATTCTTCCTTGCTCATCCAGCACTCCATAGCCTCGATTGGCTGGATGTCTTTCTGGTAGTGCTTACCGCCGATCTGACTCATAGCAACCTCATAGCCACTCATAGAACACTACGGCTTCAATCCTAGCACATTGTGCGCATTACACTAGAATTGACTCAAAGTATTGATTCACAAACTTGTATAAATTGGGTCGATATTGTTGCAACAATAAAAAATCATTTGCAAAACCAACTGCGCCAGTCTTGTGATTTTTTACAAGCCAATAATTGGCTTTCTTTTTTGCTCTTCCTTTTGCAACAAGTTTGTAGGTGGTCCATTCATCAGTGTGAGCTTGAGGTTTTTTGTACAACATCCAAACCTGCTCGTCGTTTTCAAACTGTGAAACTTGTTTCCATCCATCTTCAACCGGAGGAATTCTTCCGAGATGACTTCTTTCCATTTTTCGCCCCTAAAGCCTATAGGAAGCGTCACTCTATCCTATAGGGAAAACAATTTCAACTTGCCCCTAAAAATTTCTGCATCGATCACTGCCCCGCCCCTCCCCTGCCCCTACCCTTATATAAAGGGGGTAGGGGCGTTTAGGGGCGCTAAGGGGTGGCAGTGATACGACGCTTTCGCCCCTAATCGCCCCTAACGCCCCTAGGGGCACTCAGGGGCATTTAGGGGCACTTTTTTTGATCATCATTGCGCTGCCTTGCACCCCATCAACGACCACCCAACCATGCTCAAACGGCTCGATTGTTCCGGCGTTGAGCATGGGCGCGATGATGCCATCTGACCGGCTGGCCTCGGTTTTGTTCTTGGCGGTACGCTCTGACATGCCATCAGATATAAGTAATTCCCTCAAAGCCGATCTACTTATATATGGTTTATCTTCCCTTATTTCTGCGCCACTATTAAACCAAGCCCTCTCAAACGTCCTGACGTTCTCATCGTGCTTGGTGGGTCGTTTATGTGGCTGCTCTGTGCTGGCGCTTTCATCTGGCACCGCCACGCAAGTAGTGGCAGGTTTGCCGAATTTGGTTATACCCATCTCCACCACTTCAAGCCGGAAATATATAACCTCACCTTTGCCTGGCAATTCCCTTTGCTTGGTAATAGTGGCAGACCTTATTCCGTCCTTTTCCATTACTTCAATTTCGGTATCAATATGCGCCCGAATACCTGACCAACCGCGGGCGCCTTTGGCTTGATCTTTACCGTTATGGTGAATTGCCAACATAGCCGCTCCGGTGGATTGCGCTACCGCATCAAACCGCGCCATAACTGGCCCCATATCCTCGCCGCTGTTCTCATTTGCCCCGGCGCTCATGCGTGCCAAAGTGTCGCCAATGATTAAACGCACTGGCTGGCCTTTGATCTGCTCAATCGTTTTGACCAGCTCGATCACGTCTCGTGAATCGCCTTCGTTGGCGTAGAAATTGAGCGGGACTGGCACCATCGCCAGGTTCTCAAGGCTGCATCCGTAATGCTTTTTGATAGCCTGCATACGGGAGCGGATTGAGCCAGGGGCTTCGCTGGCTAGATACACCACCAAACCTGGATCAATCTGACGGCCGAAGAATGGCTGGCCGGATGCAATGTGAGCGGCGAGGGACAAAGCAAAAAACGTCTTTCCGCTATTACTGTCCCCATACAACACCGCCATTCCGCCAATGGTCATGAAGTCCTCGACCAACTCGTTCGGGGCTTCGTATTCGGTGGATAACCCATCGCCGAACACAACCTTCAGCTTGTCCAGCATGGTCTTGTCGGCTTGAGGATTTAAAAGCCCTGCCAGGTCATGCCCTGCTTGTGCGTAATCGTTGGCGTCGCCCTGGATTGACGGCATAACCATACGCGCCCCGTATTTGGCGCAGGCTTGCTCGGCGTATTTCTGGCCTACGCCGCTGGCATCGTTGTCGGCCACAATTACGATGTCCTGTGCTTGACCATGCAAATCACGCATAGTGCCAGTGACGGGCACTAAATTGCTGGCACTGTATGCCACCACTACAGGACGACCGCTTACTTCGTGGATGGTGGCGGCGGTGGCAAAACCTTCTGCCACGTACAACACGCCTGGAACATCCAGCGTACCGATCAAGCAAAACTTACCGCCCACGCTACCGCCTGGGTGATACAACTTTCCGCCCTCCGCATCGATGTATTGCAGGCTGGCGAGCGCACCGTCGGAATCAAAGAGCGGCACCATAAGGCGACCGTCGCCCGTGATCTTGGCACCGTGTGGCTGGATGCCTTTGCGCTTTAGGTACGGATGCTCAGGACTGGCCGTTGCTCCTTCAGACCAGATTATTTCCACGGTGCTGGCTGCGACTTCGTTTTGTTTCTTTCTCTCCAGGTCACGAGCGGCTTTAGCTGCTGCCACGCGAGCGACGTGTGCCATTTCATCAGCCACGGTATATGGGCGATTTATGGTCGCTTTTATGGTTTGTTCTATGCCTTGCCGCCAATCGCCCCAGATCATAGTGCAGATCCCATCGGCGTGGCCGACATACCAGCCAGAGCGGTCGTGCTTCTTTGGGTCAGGCCGAAACCGGCGCAGCTGCCCATCAAGAATGATTTCGTCCGGGGGCTGAACCCCGGCGCTTAACATTGCCTCACGAAACTGATCCTCCGGGGGCGCGACTCTTTTCTCGGTCGCTGATGGTGCCCACGGGCCTCCCAAAATCTTTGTAAGGTCAGCCATTAGATAAACCCCCGCTGAGGTACTCAGACAATGCCTGGACTACTCGATGCGTGGGGTTTGCTTTTGGATCATTTATCAGGTTACGAATGGTGTTTGGGTGGACTTTCGTCGCCCTGGCAACCACCGAAACCTTCCGGTCGGCCAACGCCACCC